TGGAGATCCATGAATAAGACATGGCATAATAATGATACTACCATGTACACTGGAGAACAGGTTGATAGGGCAGCAGCATATTGTGATGGTACATGGTCTGACTTTAATGGATATATTCATGGAACTGTAAACTCATACGCTGGTAACTCATCACATACATCAAGCTATAATTTACACACTGGTATTTGTAGAAACCAAGGTGATGGTAGATTCTCTCAATACTCATATGGATATGAAGGAGACAACCCAAGAACAGTTATGGGATATAACGTAACTGGTGGATGGCAGATGAATGCAGGTAGAAACGACTGTGGATGTGCTACAGCACAAAAAGAACAAGCAGGTTATATAACAGGTGGTGGTAGTTCTACTACAAACAAATTACATTTTGCAACAGAAATTATGTACAATACCAGTAACTCTGGTGATGGTGGTGACTTTGTTGCAGGTTGTGGAATGGAATCTAGATCATATTTCTCATGGAGAAACAGCAGTCAGAAATACATACAGCATAGTAATGATAGTTGGTCTAACCAAGGATTTGCTGGTAACAATAGAGGATGGTGTAAGGCATTACCTACTAAATGGGGACACTTCTACATAGGTACTAGTAATAACGTTACTACACCTATTAGAAAAGTTAGAGGTAGTGACGGTGCTGCCCTTTCCAATTACAATAGATCCAGAGCTGCTGGTGAAGAAAATATGGAAATGGGTCAAGATTGGGGTTATAAACTAGGTGACTTTGATGGTCAGCAGAATAACCACACAGAGAAATGGGATTACTCAAATGATTCCATAACTACTATGGGATTTGCATGTAGACCAAAAGGACATTATGGTCAGTCCTCTGCTGCATGTTCATCTGCTGCAGGTGCAGTAACTGTAACACGTAACACATAAAATGAAGTATTTAATTATTAAACAATCAGTTATGGATCCTCAATATTTTATGGAGGGGGATGCCTATGATGACAGGTTTGTCTTTAAAGAATTGTATGAACTTCTTAATGTTTCATGTATTCAAGTATCCTCTCAGATGTATAGTATTCATTCTAAATCTTGGAATGGAAAGTACATTGAAATATCAGAAGATACAGCAAAATTAGGATCAAGTTTATTTTCTGAAGTTAGAGAAACTGCTAAGTTATGGGAAGTTAGTGGACTTGCTGCACCTGGATTAACTGGTAATGAAAATCCAGAGGTTTATGAACAATACCCAGAAGTAACAGCAAAGAAAGTACCAACTGATATGAATGAAGTTCGTGGTACTATGACTATCAAAGAACATGTATTAGTTTTTATGAAAGCATTTGCTAAAGAAATTATTGAAGAAGAATATCAATCAAGATTTCTTGCAATGAGAGATACATGTGAATTAGAATCTGCATCATGGGAGATACAAAAACATGAAGCAAGAGAATGGTTAACTAATGCTGGTTTAAATGGTAGTGTAACTCCATTCTTAGATTACTTGGCGACAGAAAGAGGTGAAGATAAAACAGTATTGGCAAATAAGATCCTTCAAAAAGCAGAAACATATCAAGATAAGTTATCTACAATGCTTGTATCAATGCAAAAATTGAAAAAACAATTCAAAAATAGCACTTCTATAAAGGATATAAATACTTTATATGAGGACTATCTCGGTGTTATGATGCCTACAGCACAGGCAGTTGAGATGGGCAGAACCCTATCAACAACTGATTGGGCACGTAAACCTGAGTATGAGGTAATGGCGAATGAGTTCAACTTCTGAAATATCGAAGTATCTAAAAATTGACACTAACGTTGTACACAATGATGTAAAGGATATACAACTTAGTAAAGATTACATTGACGAATTTGGTATAGGTGAATTGGATTGGAAGATCCTTGAAGGTTCACTTCATATGAATAGTTGTATGACACCATATCAGTGTAAGCATTTTGTTACTGATACACAACTAACACCATGGAGAAAGTGTAGACAAGCATTACTAGAATTAGAAACTAGGTATCATGCTTATGTTGAAATTAAGCATAGCTTACGTAAGGCACAGATCCAGTTAAAAATGATCATGAGAGACATGGAAAATGAAACTGATGATCTTCAAAAAGAATTACAAGCATGTGAAGCAAGTAAAGTTGAGTATGATGTAACAATATGGAAAAGAAAGTATAGACAATCTCAAGTAGAGATGGATAGTTTCTTAAAAATTGTTAAAACTTATATTAAACAAGAAGAAGATTTACCTCATTTCGTTGAAATGAATGAGCAAGAGGAAGCTAATTATTGGATTGCTAGAATGGGTAAACAAGCTGCATTAGACATTATATCTTTCGGTAGAATCTCATCTGGTAATATGGATTCTATTGCTCTAATGCCAGAGAAAGATCAAGTAGAATCATTGAAAATTGCAGTAAGATACTCTACAATGATACAAGGTGGTCTAGATAAATTAAACGTTCAGTTACAACCTGAGCTAAATAAATTTATGACTGGTGAAGAAATGGTTGCAAAACTTCAACCAGAACTTCAAGAGAAACTAAAATTAGAGGGCAATGACCTACAGTAATCCAAATTACATACCTTTAGATCAAATAAACTTTACTGAAAGTAATGAAGATCTTGATCCTGATAGAAGGTCTCTAATTATGTGCCCTATTATTCATTATGAATGTGCTAAAAGGTTTCATTCAGATGATGAAGGTCTAGTGAATGAAGACAAAGTGTTAGAGCTTGCTAAAGCAAATAAAGAAATGATTTCTGGTGGACACACCGAGCAAGCATTTATTAATCTCGTTATTGAACAGTATGGTGAATTTCTCGCTTCCAATTAATCCTAAATTATCTAAAGAAACAGTAGAAGAAACTTTTATACCTTTTCTTAAAAAGTATAAACATTTAATATACGATCTATACTTCACTTGTCGTATGCCTCCTTTTCTACAGGATGCGATGGGTGATGTTTTTGTTGGTGATATGCGTAGTACTACTTGGAATGCAGGATATATTTCTCGTGAAACAGGTATACCATTATCAGCAACATTTAATAATATATGGGTTCTTCCTACACAAAAGAATCTAGATGAATGGATTAAGAACTTCTCAGGTTTATATGAAACAGGTATTAGAACAGTTACTCTTCCACATACTTCATGGATGTTAACTGGTCAAATACAGAAAGAATATCCAGAGTTAAAGGTAAAGAATACAATACTTAGAGAAGTAACTAAAGCAAACGAAGTTATAGAATTAGCAAAAGCAGGTTTTTATTATATAAATTTAGATCGTGATCTTATGAGAGATCATGATCAATTAAGACGTTTAAAAGAAGCAAAAGAATATTGTGCATCCATTGGAAAACCAGTCATGTTCTCTATGTTAACTAACGAGGGATGTTGGGGTGGTTGTCCTATCATGCCAGAACACTATCATTACAATGCTAGTAGAACTCCAGATAATCCACAGTATTTTAATGATAGTATCAGTAGAGTTTCTTGTTCTGCTTGGGATGAAAAAGATCCTGCAGCATCTTTAAAGGCAGCAAACTTACCTCCATGGAAAAAAGATTGGGAGGAGATGGAAGAACTTGGTATTGATGTATTTAAAATGCATGGAAGAGAAAACACTATGCGTTTGATGGAATCTATGGATATTATTAAAAGATGGGATAATGATGAAGAGATGTTGTTTCCTGAGTTTACTGAGTACATTGAGGATATATCATTAAAGGAAAAACCTATTGATGTATGGAGAGAGAAAATAAAAACATGTAAGTTTGATTGTTGGGATTGTGGTTATTGTAATACAGTTGTAGAATCTAGATTTAAAAAAGAAGAACGAACATTAGATGAATATGTTTATAGAGTGTTAGATGCTATAGACAAAGGATCAAAACATGAAAGTTATTTTGATGAGAATAAACAGTTTATTGCAGGTTTAACATCTAATAAAATAAAACATTTCTTAAATAATCTATGCTCCTATAATGATTCAATTTACTTGGAATTAGGAGTTTATACAGGTGCTACATTCTATGCTGCTACTGAGAACAATCCTATACGTGCTATGGCAGTTGATAACTGGTGTAACACTGATATCAAACCTATGAGGGAAGAGGTATTCTTTCCTACAATAAAAGATCCCAGAAAAGATTTCTTATATAAGTTTAAAGATCCAAGATGGACATTTGTAGAAAAAGACATAAGATCTCTAACACCTAGAGATATATGTGATAAACCTAATATTATATTCTATGATGCAGGTCATGAGTATTGGGAACAATACGAGAATCTAGATTCAGTAATAGATTTATTTGCTGATAAGTTTATTCTTATTTTAGATGATGCTAACTTTAATGGTGTTGTTACTTCTATGGAAGAGATCATAAAGAAACATGATTTAAAATTGATATGGCAAAGAAAGATTCTAACTACAATTCCAGAGGATGATAAGGACTGGTGGAATGGAATACAAATATTGGTGTTAGAAAAATGAAGAAAACAGTTTGGGAGTTTGTAACTAAGAAAGCAAATAATCCTTTTGTACCTGACTATAGGTTTGTACTTCTTTCAGGTCCTTGCTTTACTATAGGAGAGTGTCGTGAAATCAAATACTATCTCTTACAAAAAGAAACTGAGTTACTAAAGAAACATACACATCATATGGAAGGTATAGGTGATGGTAATACGGGATTGGGAAATGATTCTATAACTTCTAGGTTTCCATATTTCAGTGTGTTTGATTTTGAACATCCTTTTGTTGAAAGAATTAGGCAAGCTGTGCTAGAATATATGCAAGATATATGCACTATAACTAAAACGAATTGGCATAGTCATCTTTATGCTCAGTCATGGTTTAACGTCATGAGGAACGGGCAGAAGATAAATTTTCATTCTCATGGTATGAATGAAGACATACTTTATGGATTCCACATTACCATAGAAACCCAAAATACCAGCACTATATACCATAACCCGTTTGATACTAAACAAATTATTGAAGTTCCAAACGATATTGGTACCATAACGTTATTTCCAAATTACATTCCACACCAAACTACAACCTACGAAGGAAATGATGTTAGAATAAGTATTGCAGGTGACATAACAGAATCATCTTCTGTTCCTAAAAAAGATTACGGTATTTACAGAGCATTAGGAGTATTATGACTACATTTATAGATGAGTTTCAAATATCAGATTTAACTCTATGTGATTCATTATTACAATTATATAATGATGCTCATGATAGAGGTATGACATTTGCAGGTCAATCAGGTGCTATGGGTCAAGCAAGACCAGAGATAAAAGCAAGCACTGATTTTTGGTTAAATGATTGTGATAAGTTAGGACCTCCTGAGAAGTATAGGTGGCCAGAGTTTCAAGCAGAACTTAATGGTTTTATAGATCAATACTTAGAGAAATATAGGTTCTTTGAGTATGGAGGAATGTTTACGTCCAGACATCTTCCTCAGATACAATGGTATAAACCTGGTGAAGGATACCACAAATGGCATATTGATGGTGCACAAATGAGTGCATGTGATCGTGCTATGGTTTATATGACATACTTGAATGATGTTACTGAGGGTGGTGGAACTATGTTCTATCATCAAAATGTTACTACTAAAGCAGTAAAAGGAAAAACTTTAATATTTCCTGCAGGTTATACACACTTACATAAGGGAGAAATATCTGAAACTCAACACAAGTATATACTGACGGGGTGGATTTGGTGGAAGTAATTGATGCACGTGCCTTTGCTATAACAGAAAGGATTGAACCTAATGTAATTCAGATAGGTAATACTAATTCTAGAATGGTAATCATACCTAACTTCTTTGTATATCCAGATCAAGTTAGAGAGTATGCTTTAAACTGTAAGTATTTTAAAGATCCTGAAGTACCTGAAAATCCAGGATTCATTCATTATTTTAATTGGAATGAACTACAGGTGCTACAGTTAACTAAACTGTTAAGGAATGAGTTTATGGGTGATTACAGAACTTCTCATGATGGTTTTGCTCCCGTGATATCTCTACAAACATACAACACAATTAATGCATATCAACCTCATATTGATTATTTTCATTATGCAGGTATATGTCCATTAAATCTTGATGATGAATTATCTAATAATGTCTCTGGAACTTCTTTCTTTAGACATAAAAAAACTGGAGAAGAGTTTACAGCACTAGCAAATTACAGGCATAAAGAAACTCTTGATTCCAATCCAAGTGATTGGGAGGTATACCACACTCAGTATCATAATTATAATGAATATATATTTTATGAATCAGCACTATTTCACTGTGCATATTGGAAGAAAGAAAACTGGACAACAAAATATCCTAGGTTCACTTTCAATACATTCACTTGGTAAACCCTTATAAATAAATACGTTATTACTTCAAAACCATGACTCAGAACGAAATGATTGAACAGTTCAAAAAGCAACTAGAAGAAGTTGTTACAAAAATAAAAGAACTAGATCAGGAATTAAATCTTAAGAAAGAAGAATATTTTAAATTAACAGGTGCAGTACAGGCACTAGAGTTAGCAGCAAAAGAATCTGAAAGTTCTACTGAGGGTGGAACTATAGCTGATACTACACCAACTCCACCACCAGCAGATGGTATGGTTCCTCCACAAGTTACATCTAAAGGAGTAATTCAATAGGACTTGGTGGTCTGCTAAATACAGTAGAGGAATGTTATGTCTGGGATTAAATGGCACAACCGACTACGAAAGCAGAACTAAAAGATTATTGTCTAAGAAGATTAGGTGCACCCGTATTGGAAATCAATGTTGATGATGATCAGATTGATGACCTAATAGATGATGCTATCCAATTGTTTCAAGAACGTCACTTCGATGGTGTCGAGAGAATGTTCTTAAAGCATAAACTTACAGCGTCTGATGTTGCTAAGTTTAGAGGATTAGATCAAGAACAATTATTAGGAACCACTACAGGTGCAGTACTAACTGTCAAGTTACTAGAAGAAGGTACTAGTGGATACACCACTGCTACTATTGCTTCTGATTATTCTGGTGGCACAGGAGCAGGTGCTACTTTTGATATTACTGCAGTAGATGGTAAGATAACAGAAGTAGAGGTAAATGTTGCTGGTACATCTTATAAAGTAGACGATGAGATTACTTTTACAGGTGGTAGTGGTGATGCTAAGATGAAGATAACAGGTGTACAAGAGCAAACAGAGTGGGAAGAAAGAGATAACTTTTTACAGATACCACCTCAAGTGTTAGGTATTAACAGAGTGTTTGGTGTTAAGGGAAGCAATATAAGAAGTAATTTATTTGGATTAGAATATCAGTTGTTCCTAAACGATTTGTATCAGTTTGGTTCAGTTGATATTCTTTCTTATTTTATGACTAAGACATATCTTGAAACACTAGATATGGTCTTAAATAATGGAGCATTTATACCTTTTAGATTTAACAGACGTGCTGATCGTTTATACATTGACACTGATAGGTTGATGTTAGATGAGGGATCTTATTTGATCATTGACTGTCATAGATTGTTAGATCCTCAAACATACACTGAGGTTTATAATGATCCGTTCTTAAAGAAATATACTACTGCACTTATAAAGAGACAGTGGGGACAGAACCTTATCAAGTTTAAAGGTGCACAGTTACCTGGTGGTATTACAATGAATGGTAGAGAGTTATATGACGATGGTAATTCTGAAGTCATGAAGATAGAGGATGAAATTACATCTACATACGAACTTCCACCCAACTGGGAAATAGGATAAATGGCTAAGAATACCTACTTCACTCACGGTACTAGGAATGAACAGATTCTTCAAGGAAATCTTGTAGATGAATATCTAAAGATGTTTGGGTTAGATATAATTTACATACCTAGAAAACTAGTAAGAAAAGACACTATATTAAATGATGAGATTATCTCAGAGTTTAATGATAGTTATGTAATGTCTGGTTATCTAGAGAACTTTGCAGGTTTTGATGGTAACGGAGATTTCTTAACTAAGTTTGGTATTCAATCTAGTGATGAAATAAAGCTAGTAATATCTCGTGGTATGTATGAGGATTTTGTTGCATATTCATTGACTGGTGCAGAAAATATTGAAGTAGGAAGTAGACCTCAAGAGGGAGATTTAGTATGGTTTCCCTTATCTGCTAATTTATTTGAGATTAAATTTGTAGAGCATGAAGATCCTTTCTATCAGTTTGGTAAATTATATACATATAAACTTACATGCGAACTCTTCCAGTACAGTGGAGAAACTGGTGGTGCAGATGGTATACTAGATGGACAAATAGATGAAGGGTTTATTGTTAAATACTATTACGATAGTATTACTGGAGCACCATCTATAGGTGAGACAGTAACTGGTGGTACTAGTGGTACTACTGCTAAAGTTAACCTTTGGAACACTACAGAATCTTGGGTAGAACTAAGAGCATTTAATGGAGAGTTTCAAACTGGTGAGACACTCACAGGAAGCGATTCTGGTTTCACTATAAATATAACTACATTCGATGAACTTAACATTAAGGACGCTTATGCAGATAACCTAGATTTCGAGACATTAGGTGATAACCTTCTCGATTTCACTGAGGTTAATCCGTTTGGCGAATTTGGCAATAGGAGTTAATTATGCTAGGAACTTACAATTACGATCAGATAATACGAAAGACAGTTATTGGTTTTGGTACACTATTCAATAACCTAGAGATTCGTAGATACAATGATGACAATACCACATATCAGAGGATGAAAGTCCCCTTGGCATATGGTCCTAGATCAAAATTCTTAGCAAGGTTGACTGAACAACCAGACCTTGGTAGACCTAATGCTATATCTCTACCTCGTATGTCATTTGAAATGAATGGTATTTCATATGATTCTTCTAGGAAACAGAGTCCAATAAACTATACTACTTATGGTGGAGATGCTACTAAAGGAGTAAAGAAAACCTTTGTACCAGTTCCATATAATCTAGGATTTGAATTAAGTGTAATCACAAGAACTCAAGAAGATTCACTTCAAATTGTAGAACAAATACTTCCAACATTCCAACCATCATTTAACCTATCAATAAAATTAGTAGAAGAAGCAAATATAATTAAAGATATTCCTATCATATTAAACAATGTATCATTTGTAGATGACTATGATGGTGACTTCTCTGATAGAAGAACTATCATATGGACACTTGATTTCCAAGTTAAGACATACATTTATGGTCCTACAACTGATGTTGGATTCATTAAGAAAGCAATCACTAAAGAATACAGCACTACTAATATTGAATCGCCAGGACGTTACCGTAAATATCAGGTAACACCTAAAGCGAAGATAGATAAGAATGCTGATAACGTTATTGATGCTATTGATGATTCACTTCTAGTTCCTGGTGACGACTTTGGTTTCAATGAAACTGCTAGTTTCTTTGAGGATGTATAATGGATACAAGTGGCATCGAAAAGAGTTTAGATGTAGCAGCAGAGGTTCTTCCTCCTGAGAAACCTAAACTCAAAAAGAAGGAACGTGAAATTGACATTGACAAAGATGTCAAAAAAGATTATGAATACTCACGTGGTCAACTATATGATGTTATAGAAAAAGGTCAGGAAGCATTAGCAGGTATTTTAGATGTTGCTAATAACACTGATCATCCTAGAGCATTTGAGGTTGCAGGTCAATTAGTTAAAAGCGTTTCTGACGCTACAGAGAAATTAATAGATCTACAAAAGAAAATGCAAGATCTTGAAGAAGGTCCTAAGAAAAACAAGGTTACAAATAACAATGCCCTGTTCGTTGGATCTACAGCAGAACTGTCGAAACTGTTGAAACAAGGTCTAAAAGATACTAAATAAAAGAAACTTCAGTAAAATGTTCATCATTAAACCATTAACAACTGCAGTAGATATTCAGACAGGAGCTAATAATGTCTCTAGTAGCGTCTTGGTTTCTGTTCTGAATACTGGAAACTCAGCAGTAAAGATTACATCAACACCTCATGGTGACTCAAATTATTCAGCAGCATCAGAAGTGTATATTGGTGCAGGAGAAAGAATAACTATAAAGAAAGAAAGCGATCAAACTTTATTGGCAGGAGGGTCATCAAGTGTTTGGGCATCTGGCGTAGCGTTCCAAGCATAACATGAAAACCTTTCATCAATTCTGTTTATCTGAAGAAAACAAGTCCTGTGGTAAAGGTAACTATTACTGTAGGGATGAGAAAAAGTGCAAACCAATACCTAAGGGTCATCATGTTATGAAAGATGGTACCCTTATGAAAGGTGAAACACACAGTGAGGGTGCAGCATGGACAAAGAAATCTGGTAAAAATAAAGAAGGTGGTTTAAATGAGAAAGGGAGAAAATCTTATGAGAAAGAGAATCCTGGTTCTGACTTAAAAGCACCAACTAAAAAGAAAGGTAATAAAAGAAGAGCATCATTCTGTGCTAGAATGAAAGGTATGAAGAAGAAGTTAACAAGTAAGAAAACAGCAAGCGATCCAGATAGTAGAATAAACAAGTCCCTTAGAAAGTGGGACTGCTAGAACTATATAATTTATTATGACTTCTGCTGAGAAGTTTGCTATATGTGAACAATGTGAACATTTTAAGCAAGCAACGAAACAATGTAAACTATGTGGGTGCTTTATGCCTTTGAAAACTCTATTGCCAGGAATGTACTGTCCTGATAATCCACCTAAGTGGGGTGCTGATTAATGGCACGTCTTACTCAGGCAGAGATATACTTAGGTAATCCTAATCTTAAAAGGGCAAATGTCCCTATTAATTTTACAGAGGAACAAATACAAGAGTATTTGAAATGTAAAGCAGATCCAGTATATTTTGCAAAGAATTATATTCAAATTGTTTCTCTTGATGAAGGTTTAGTACCATTTAATCTTTATGATTTTCAAGAGGAAATGGTTAAATCTTTTCATGCACATAGATTTAACATAGCAAAACTACCAAGACAGACAGGTAAGTCAACCACTGTTGTGGCATATCTTATGCACTACGCTATCTTTAATGATAACGTCAACATAGGTATTCTTGCAAACAAAGCACCTACTGCTAGGGAATTGCTTGGAAGATTACAATTAGCATATGAGAATCTACCTACTTGGTTACAGCAAGGAATCATAGCATGGAACAAAGGTAGTATGGAGTTAGAAAATGGATCCAAAATTCTCGCTTCTTCTACTTCAGCATCTGCTGTCCGAGGTATGTCATTTAACATCATCTTCTTGGATGAATTTGCGTTCATACCTAATCATATTGCAGAGCAGTTCTTTGCCAGTGTTTATCCTACTATATCATCTGGTAAGTCAACCAAAGTCATCATCATCTCCACCCCCAACGGAATGAATATGTTCTACAAGTTATGGCATGATGCCGAACTTGGTAGAAATGAGTATACGACTACAGAAGTACATTGGAGTCAGGTACCTGGCAGAGACGAGAAGTGGAAAGAACAAACTATTGCCAACACATCTGAAAGACAGTTCACTCAGGAATTTGAGTGTGAGTTTTTAGGATCTGTTGATACATTAATTTCAGCAGCTAAGTTAAGATCGCTGTCATATGATGAACCTTTACATACAAGTGGTGGTTTAAAAATATACGAAAGACCTCAGGAAAAACATGAATACTTGATGACTGTTGACGTATCTCGTGGTGTTAATAATGATTACTCAGCATTTATATTATATGATATAACGACTGTACCGTATAAGATTGTTGGTATCTATAGGAATAATGAAGTTAAACCTATGGTATTCCCTAATATTATAAATCAAATTTCAGTGCAATATAATCAAGCATATGTTTTATGTGAGGTAAATGACATTGGAGATCAGGTAGCATCTATACTACAGTACGATCTTGAGAATGAAAACGTACTTATGTGTGCTATGAGAGGACGTGCAGGTCAGGTAGTGGGACAAGGATTCTCTGGTACTAAGACACAGTTAGGTGTTAAGATGAGTACTACAGTTAAGAAAATAGGATGCTCAAACCTTAAACAATTAGTAGAGACAGATAAAGTTTTAATTAATGACTATGATATTATTGCTGAACTTACTACATTTATTCAGAAGAGAC